CCAGATCTGGGCAATTTCGCCCTGACGAGCTCTCCAGTTGGAGGCTCAAAGAAAGGTTCAGAGCACATGAGTGCCCAAGCCAATATCACCGTTTTTGACGGTGCTGCAACTCCGGTCTCGCACACTTTGGTGGGCGAGGGGATTGAACGTCTCGAAGACGGGACGCTCGTTGCGCGATGGAAGGAATCCCTCGCGGGAGTTCCGGACTACGCGCAGATCCGTGCCACCATGACCAAGCGCAAGCTAAAGTCGGGTGTCTTCCGGGTGACCACTCGGGTTGAGGTTCCGGTGATGGAGTCCATCAGCGGCCAAAACTCGGCGGGTTACACAGCCCCTCCCAAGGTCGCCTATGTCGACACCACCGAAGCCGTGGGTTTTTACCACGAGCGGAGTGTCGTCACATCTCGTCGGCTTTGCCGACAGATCATGGTGAACTTGATGGGGAACATCTCGACGTCGGTAGCCCCGCAAACCACGGGCCCGTCGTGCGAGTTGTTTGACCAGCTGATCCAGGTGACGTAAGTCGCCCGACCCCTTTTGGAGTTCTGGAAACAGGGATTGCAACCGGTAGTGATACCGGGCTGGTCCTCCGATCTACTCTTATGGAGTGTATATGCGAAAACTTTCGCATTGGTTGGAAGTGTATCACCCGAGCGAGTCTATTGACCTGCTTCGGACCCTTGCACTAGAGCATGCGGAGAGGGGCGGAACTAAAGCCGCTCCCATCGTTGACGCCATCAAGCGAAACGATGTTTCTTCACTTGCCCTGTACGAGCTAGACCCGTCCTCTGAAGACTGGACGCCTAGCACGCTTTACCATAGCCGACAGGCCGTGGCATTCTTCTCTAAGTTAGAGCCCCTTGATATAGGGGTTGACAAGGAGAAGGTGGCGTACGATAAGTTCGTACTTTCCGAGAAGACCTGTAAGCTTCAAAACGAAGCCTTCAGAGCTTGTGCTCGCGGAGAATTTCTTTTCCTCCGTGGCGTTGACGCCGCTTTATTGCGTGCGCAGCGGAAAATCGCGCAGGTTCTTGGCCCGTTTCCTAGCTTTCAACAGCTAGGATACAGGTTTGGGAAGGGTGCAACGACCTTGACACCGAAGCGAAAAGCTTCCCTCCGAGAGAAATTCTCGGCGGGGGTGTCTTGTAGCGAAGAGTGCCTCCCGATCGCGAAAGCGATACTGGAGGAGCTCC